CTCTTGTTTCATTTGATGCGCCCATGTGCATTCTAGGCTTGCACCTTGGTGCTGTGCGTGATGAGCTCAACCCATATAAGGAGTGTTTTTCAGGCACTATAACGCCTGGGCAGATTAATGAAGCTATATCAGAGTTAGATCGTTCACCTTTGGTACATTCCCATGCTAGCTGGGGTGAAGTTCCTGAAATGCTATATGGAAAGCCTGTGATAACTGACCACAAGATTCATGCACGGTCTGCTATTTCTTATCAAAAACCGGGTGCTGTTTCTACGGCAGCCATGCATTTGGGCTGTGGCACACATCGCATGAAGTTTAAGTCCAAATGTGTTCAGACGCCAATATCTTCATATGTTAAGCAATTGTTCAACATTGAACATCAATGGGATGGACCTGCTTTTCACAAAGATTGGGTATTCAATGTGGACTACCTTACTTTTGCAGCAAAGTGTCCAGCAGGCTTGCCCTGCTCACATGTGTCTTTTGCCTATGATGATTATCTTACACAACTTATGGAGGGTATTGACGTTAGCTTCTTTTCGGTCGCTAAGCCACTATCGGATGTTGCTAACGTTAATGGAATCCCCAAGTGCCGTTTCATAGATGCGTTAACGATGACAACGTCCGTGGGTTATCCAATCAATCGTCCCAAGACAGACTTCATCGTAGATGCTGATCTCGAGTGCGGCCACTATAACGGCTATCAACATCCACGCATATTAAATAATATGTTTTTTGACGAGGTGGATCGTTGTGAAAAACTCTTATTGAGGGGTGAGAGACCCATGTGCATTTTCTATGCTTCTCTTAAAGATGAGCCTACAAAGACTACTAAGGAAAAGGTGCGGATCTTTCAATCCGCACCCATGGCTCTCTCTTTATTAGTCAGAAAGTATTTCTTCCTATCGCTAGGATTTTTTCATGCAATCCACTCGTTACAGAGTGTGCTGTTGGTATTGCCGCTGAGGGTCCAGAATGGTACCAATGGGATGCTCACGTATTCAAGTTTGGCCCAAAGCGCGTTCTCGCTGGAGACTATTCAAAATATGACTTACGCATGCCGGCGCAGTTATCTACACTGGCACTGGGCATTATGATCAAGTGTGCTGAGCAATGCCCACATTATACTAGTGATGACATACTTGTAATGAAGGGGCTAGTTACAGAACTTGCGTATCCCCTAGTGCATCTTAATGGAGATATAGTAGCCCTGCTTGGTTCTAATCCTTCTGGACATAATTTAACGGTTTATGTTAATTCTATCGTTAACTCTCTTATTTTCCGATGTGCATATTTTGCTTCGCAACAACACATTAATAAGTCTCGCATCCGTCCTTTTAGATCCATTTGTGCTGCTAGTTTTTATGGAGATGATGCCATCTCCACTGTGAGTAAGCAACTGGGGGATAGTTTTTGTTTCAAACAAATGAAAGCTTACCTTGAAAGTCATGGTATAGTCTTAACACCACCAGATAAGAGCAATGACAAAAACATCACATTCTTTGAGAAGGAGAAAGTGGATTTCCTAAAGAGGCGAACAGTTTTTGTACCTGAGATTTATTTACCTGTTGGTGCCTTGTGCGAAGAATCTGTTTTGAAATCCCTATGTTGTGTTCTTCAAGGGGCTGAATCGGTTGAAGCTGTGACGCAATCAAATCTTACTTTGGCAGCTCGTACGTTCTTTTATCATGGGCGTGAGATTTTCAATATCAATTTGCGTATCCTGCGTTCCCTGGCAGAAACTCAGGGGTGGGATCTTGAGTTACTCCTCCTCCATTATGAGTTTGATGATTGGGCACGTATACACATGCAATCGCACCGCAAAGAATATCTTTCTTTGTACCTGTATGAAAATGACAGTGGCAAATTTATAGGTTCGTGTT